GATTTTTGCGGCTTAATTCTGACGAAGAAGACGAGCCAATGGAGTTCCGTCGTAAGCGCGTTTACTACTAAGGACTAACATGGCGACAAATTTTGACAAAGCTCTCTATCAAGCACCAGAAGGTATGACTGAAGAGGACATGGTTGGCGATATTGAGATTGAGATTGAAGATCCAGAGTCTGTATCTATAGGACTAGGTGATATAGAGATTGATATCGAGCCAAATGACGAAGTAATGGATGACTTTGACGTCAACCTAGCTGAGTACATGGACGAGAGTGAGCTGCAATCACTGGCTGGCGACTTGTTATCTGACTTTGAAGACGATATCGACGCCCGCAAGGACTGGATGCAGACGTATGTAGACGGTTTAGAACTACTGGGGATGAAGATTGAAGAACGATCAGAACCATGGGAAGGTGCATGTGGCGTTTACCACCCGCTGCTATCAGAAGCTCTTGTCAAGTTCCAAGCCGAAACGATTATGGAGACATTTCCGGCTGCGGGGCCAGTTAAAACTAAGATTATTGGTAAGGAAACACCTGCAAAGAAGGACGCTGCGGAGCGTGTGCAAGATGATATGAACTATCAGCTCACCGAAGTCATGGTTGAGTACCGTCCAGAACACGAACGCATGGCATGGGGTCTAGGTTTATCAGGTAATGCGTTTAAGAAAGTCTACTTTGACCCAAGTCTTGATAGACAGGTAGCTGTATTTGTCCCAGCAGAGGATGTAGTCGTTCCTTATGGCGCATCTAACCTAGAAACAGCCAACCGTATGACCCATGTCATGCGCAAAACAAAGAATGAGCTACGCCGCCTGATGGTTGCTGGCTTCTACAGGGATGTTGAACTGCAAGAACCACAGAATACGCTGGACGATGTAGAGAAAAAGATTGCCGAGCGCATGGGTTTCCGTGCTACGTCGGACGATAGGTACAAACTGCTGGAGATGCAGGTATATCTAGACTTGCCTGGCTATGAGGATAAGGACGATAAGGGTAAAGACACTGGTATCGGTCTCCCATACATTGTAACTATCGATAAAACTTCTCAAGAGATTTTAGCTATCAGAAGGAACTGGCATCCTGAAGATGAAACGTGCCAGAAAAGGAATCACTTTGTTCACTACCCATACATACCAGGTTTTGGCTTCTATGCCTTCGGCCTTATTCATCTTATCGGTGCTTTTGCTAAGTCTGGTACTTCTATTATTAGGCAGCTTGTTGATGCTGGCACTTTATCGAACCTTCCTGGGGGTCTCAAGACTAAGGGAATGCGGGTCAAGGGAGATGACACTCCAATTTCTCCCGGCGAGTTCCGAGATGTGGACGTCGCGTCGGGAACTATCAGAGACAACATCCTCCCACTCCCATACAAAGAGCCAAGCCAAGTCCTCTTAGCGCTGATGAACCAGATCGTTGACGAAGGTCGACGGTTTGCTGGGGCGGCAGATTTGAAGATTGCAGATATGTCTTCCAATTCACCAGTGGGTACAACACTGGCTATATTGGAGAGAACGCTCAAGGTAATGTCGGCAGTTCAGGCGCGTGTTCACTACGCCATGAAGCAAGAGCTGAAGTTACTGAAAGAGATCATTGCTGACTACACGCCAGAAGAGTACGACTACGATCCTGTTGAAGGTTCGCGCCGCGCTAAGAAGTCAGACTACGACCACGTAGATGTAATCCCAGTCTCGGATCCTAACGCTGCCACTATGGCGCAGAAGGTTGTCCAGTATCAGGCTGTCATGCAGATGGCGCAGGCTAATCCGCAGATCTATGACTTGGTTGAGTTGAACCGCCAGATGCTGGAAGTCTTAGGTATCAAAAACATAGGCAAACTGGTACCTAGCGCGGAAGACTTTAAGCCTAAAGACCCAGTGCAAGAGAACATGAATATCCTTAATGGCAAGCCTGTTAAGGCGTTCGTCTACCAGGATCACCAAGCGCACATTCAAGTACACCAGTCGGCTATGCAAGATCCAAAGATTGCGCAGATTGTCGGTCAAAACCCCAAAGCTCAGATGATTCAAGCGGCAGCTATGGCTCATATCAATGAGCATGTGGCGTTTGAGTATCGCAAACAGATAGAAGAGCAGTTAGGTATTCCTTTGCCAGAGATGGACAAAGAGTTACCAAAAGAGATGGAAGTAGAAATATCCCGAATGATGGCGCTAGCAGCACAAAAACTGTTGAGCAAAGATCAGGCGGAAGCTGCACAGAAGCAAGCGCAACAAGCGGCCCAAGACCCGATTGTTCAAATGCAGCAGCAGGAGTTGATGTTAAAGCAGAAAGAAGTAGAGCTGAAAGAGAAGAAACTAACGATGGATGCTGCGGCAAAAGCAGACGAAATCGATCTTGAAAGAGAACGCATCGAAGCCCAGAAAGAGATTGCTGGTATGCAAGTAGGCGCAAAAGTTGCCTCGGAGAAAGCAAGATTTGAGGGTGAGATGCAGGTTAAAGGTCTGGAAATTGGTTCCAAAATAGCCAAAGACCGGATGGATATGCAGAAGCCAGAAACAAAACAACCTGTCAAAAAAGGTAAATAGATATGGATAAGACGTTAGAAATTCTCATTCAACAAGTGAGAGATAAGCGTCAGCAGATAGTCGAGGCCGTTTCAAGCAACGCTGCCAAAGACTATTCTGAGTATCAAAAACTCTGCGGCGAGATTCGGGGTCTCTCGATTGCAGAGGGTTATATCTTAGACCTTGCAAAAACTATGGAGTTATCTGATGAATGAAATCGCAATCGCCACCGAAGACGGCGAGGTATCAACTCTGCCACAAACAGCAGATGAGAAAGCGAAACAACTACCGGATCCAACTGGGTATCACATCCTAGTAGGTTTGCCGGACAAGGAAGAAAAATTCGAGAGCGGGCTGTTAAAAGCAGACCAAACCATGAATCACGAACAGATTCTGGCTACCGTATTTTTCGTAATCAAAATGGGGCCAGATTGCTACAAAGACGCAAAACGGTTTCCAAATGGCCCATGGTGTAAGGAAGGGGATTTTATTCTCGCCCGTCCTAACACTGGTACTCGCTTAAAGATTCATGGTCGTGAGTTCCGACTCATTAACGACGATGTAGTTGAAGCGGTTGTGGATGATCCACGCGGTATATCCAGGGTCTAACAAAGGAGAAACAAATGGCTACAAACAAAATGGACGCGGAGGAATTCCAGTTCCCCGACGAGAAAGAACAGGCATCTGCTGCGGCAGATAACTTTGAGATAGAGATTGAGGACGATACTCCAGAAGAGGATCGTGACCGGCAGCCTTTACCTAAAGAGATAGTCGACGAGCTTGAGGATGATGAGCTTGAAGAATATAGCGAAGGGGTAAAGACTCGTCTAAAGCAGATGAAAAAAGTCTGGCATGACGAGCGCCGAGCTAAGGATCAAGCATTACGTGAGCAGCAAGAAGCTATTGCGTATGCCAAGCAGATGCAAGAAGAGAACCGCGCCTTAAAAGGACGGATATCTACGGGTGAGCAGCACTTTATTGACACCTACAAATCTGCGGCAGAGATGGAGCTGGACAATGCCAAACGGGAATACAAGGACGCCTATGACATGGGCGACTCTGACCGTTTGCTGGAAGCGCAGGAAAAGTTGAGTCAGGCTCAGTTCAAAATCCAGAAAGCTAAGGAATTTGTTCCGTCTAGACAACCCGAAGAAAGTGATGTACAACCCGCAACTAATACAGTACCTCAACCTGACCAACGTGCGATTGCGTGGCAAGAGCGCAATGAATGGTTCGGTAAGGATGAGGAAATGACTAGCTTGGCTCTGGGATTACATCAGAAGCTAGTCGCTCAATATGGGACGTCATACCCGTCTACAGATGAGTATTGGAAAAAGGTTGATGACACTATGCGTCGTCGATTCCCGGAGCAATTTGGGGACAAGGAAGAGGAAGCCGCGCCACAAAAAACGCAGCGTTCCAAACCAGCCTCTGTCGTAGCTTCTGCTGATCGCAGCACACCCTCCAAAAAGGTGAAGCTGAAACAGTCGCAAGTCCTGATTGCCAAGAAATTAGGATTAACACCAGAACAGTACGTCAGAGAAATGATGAAATTGGAGGCTACAAATGGCTGAGAATAGAACACCCCGTAATGTAGAAACGCGCGTCCAAGCGGAACGCCCTAAGCAGTGGAAACCCGCAGAGCTTCTGCCAGAACCAGATAAGCTCCCAGGATATGCGTATAGATGGATTCGTGTTGGGCTTCAAGGAACTTCTGACCCACGTAACTACTCTGCCAAACTCAGAGAAGGTTGGGAGCCAGTTAAGATTGAAGAGCAACCACAATTTCAACTGCTAGTCGATGAAGGTAGCCGTTTTAAGGATGGCATCGAAGTCGGCGGATTGTTACTTTGCAAGACCCCGCTAGAGTTTGTGGAGCAGCGTAATAACCACTATCTCAAGCAATCTGAAGATCAGATATTGTCTGTGGATAACAATTTAATGCGGCAAAACGACCCTCGTATGCCTCTATTTAAAGAGTCGAAATCTTCGACATCTAAGAGTGGTGGCTAGTTAATTTTATGGAGTAAACAATGGCATACCCAACTGTAAATAAGCCTTATGGCTTACTACCGGTCAATTTGATTGGTGGACAGGTGTACGCTGGTTCTACTCGCCTGATGTCTATTGCCAGCGGTTATGGTTCTGACATTTTCTTTGGCGACGTAGTAAAGCGCGCATCGAACGGTACGATCGAGAAAGACACCGGCACTAGCACAGCTACGCCTGTTGGTATCTTTATGGGTTGTACTTACACTAACCCAAGCACCAAGCAGAAGCTGTTCTTCCAAAGCTTTCCTGCTGGTACAGCCGCATCAGATATTCAGGCTTATGTAGTTGATGATCCTGATGTTTTGTTCAAAGTTGCTTCTGTTTCCACTGGTACTACCGTAGCTTTCTACGGCCCAGCACTGGTTGGCGAGAATGCAGTTTTGGTTCAGAACGCTGGTTCGAATAACACAGGCGACTCCGCAGTTGGTATCTTTGGTGGCAACACTGCTACTACAGCTTCCTTCCCAGTTCGTATCGTTGACTTTGTGCCAGATACTGGCAACAGCTCAAACGGTTATTGCGAGTGGATCTGCAAGTTTAATGCACCGTATGCGGTGTCAACATTCACTAGCCCAGGCAACACCGTGGCAACAGTGATCACAGGCGGACATGCGTATCTAAATCCGACTGGCGTTTAAGGAGTAAGTCATGGCTATTTCACGCGCACAACTATTGAAAGAGCTGCTGCCTGGCCTGAACGCATTGTTCGGTTTGGAGTATGCACGCTACGGCGAAGAACACAAAGAGATCTACGAAACAGAGACCTCCGAGCGTTCGTTCGAAGAAGAAACAAAACTGTCTGGCTTCTCAGCCGCACCTGTCAAGAATGAAGGCTCCGCCATTCGTTATGACAACGGTCAAGAAGCATGGACTGCACGATACAACCACGAAACTATTGCACTTGGTTTCTCGCTGACCGAAGAGGCCATCGAAGATAACTTGTACGACTCACTGTCGGCTCGTTACACCAAGGCTCTGGCTCGTGCTATGTCGTACACCAAGCAGGTTAAAGCTGCTGCCGTCATTAACAACGGCTTCTCCAATAGCTACCCAGGTGGCGATGGCGTTGCTCTGTTCTCGACAGCACATCCTTTGGTCTCTGGCGGTACTAACAGCAACACGCCATCTACTCAAGCTGACTTGAATGAAACTTCGTTGGAAAACGCAGTTATTCAGATCGCCGCTTGGACTGACGAACGTGATCTGTTGATCGCTGCTAAACCACGTAAGTTGATTGTTCCATCGGCTCTCCAGTTCGTTGCTACTCGTTTGTTAGAAACCAGCCTGCGTGTTGGCACTAACGACAACGATATCAACGCATTGAAGAACAACGGTTCGATTCCAGAAGGCTATACGATTAACCACTTCTTGACCGACACAAACGGCTGGTATTTGACTACCGACGTTCCAAACGGCATGAAGCACTTTATTCGTACACCTTTGTCGAACTCGATGGACGGTGACTTCGATACAGGTAACGTGCGTTACAAGTCTCGTGAGCGTTATTCTTTCGGCTGGTCAGACCCACTGGGTATGTTCGGTTCGCAAGGCGCTTAATTAGGCGATAGGAAAAGGGGATTAAGTTCCCCTTTTTCTATAGATTTATGCTATAACGTAGGAAATTCCGGGTAACACCGGTGTGGCAGACAGTCCCGGCTGACTTCATGCAGACTGCCAACACCTAACCGCATGAGGGAAAATTTAAAATGCCTATTTCAACCACCCAAAGTATTTGGCGCTCTGGCGGCGGTGACACGACCCGTCAAGCTTATTGTGGATCTGGCCTTATGGCCGCCACCTTTTTCGATGCTAACGTAGCTGTTTCCAGTAACGCTGTAGTAGCTTCTGGTCAAACTGCGGAAGTCATTCTCCCAGCTAATGCTGTAGTAACCTCAGTTACTATCACTAGCCCTATCACATCCGGCTCTATCAACATTGGTTATACAACCGTCACTGGTGGTATCTCTAACGCATCCTTCTACGCAAACACAGCGGCTGTTACAAGTAACCGTGTGATCGTTGTTGGTGGCGTAGGTAACGGCGCTGGTCTTGGTTTGGTAGCTAACGCAACTGTTAACACAGTATTGACAATTTCAAGCGCAAGTTCAGGTGTTGGTACTGTAGCTGGCTTTGTTACTTACTTTGTCACTGACTATTTGTTCGGTCAACAGAACGTCTAATAGGGGGCCATTATGGCTATGCAAACAGACGTTTTAAGTGGGCATGTTGATGTCGCAGGGTTTATTATTCCAAATGGCCGTGCTCGTGTAAAAGCTATTACATATCAAGGTAGTGGTGGTGGTACTGGCGTAGTTGATATTTATGATACTCCTGTAGTTCCCACTTCCGCTACTTATACTCGTTCTAATACGACGGTAACGGTAAGCAAAACTACTCATGGTTTAAGCGCTGGTGATCGCATAGGAATTGCCTATGCTGCTGCCAGTGGAAACTCTGCTACCAACGGCAATTATTCCATTACAGCTACCACAGAAAACACTTTTACAATTACAGACATTAACACCGGAAATGTTTCTGGTGGTACTGCTTGTACGTATGTAAATAATGGTGGTCGTTGGTTAACAAGTTTTGCTACATTAACAGGCGCAACAACTCCAGTACATGTTCTTATACCGGGAGAGGGTATTCTTGCGGATAATGGAGTGTATGTATATATGACAAGTACGGCATTTGTTACTGTATTTTATGGCTAAGAAAACCCCATCCCTTGCTATTGGTCGCGGTGAAAAGCTTCCTGTATCTAAAGGGGCGGGGCTTACCGCCAAAGGTCGCGCTAAGTACAACGCAGCCACTGGGTCTAATCTAAAGGCTCCACAGCCTGAAGGTGGCCCACGTAAAAAATCATTTTGCGCTCGTATGTCTGGTATGCCTGGCCCGATGAAAGATGAGAACGGCAAGCCAACACGTAAAGCAGCATCACTTAAAAGATGGAAGTGCTGATATGGTTGACGAAATTCAAACTGCCAGAGAACTTGCGACACACACCAGTGATATAAAACATTTGCAAGATGACGTTGATGCGATGCGCGAAGATATCAGTGATATAAAGTTATCTTTGGAAAACATTAATAATAAGTTAGCTTCTGCTGAAGGTGGGTGGAAGATGCTTATAGCTATTGGCAGTTTTGCTGGCGGCCTTGTTGGCGCAATCCTGGGATTTATTAGCGGCAAAGCTCACTAAAGGATAGGTCATGAAACGTAAAGTAAAAAAATACGCTGGTGGGATGCTGACTGATAGCTCAGGCAATCCAGTCCGCTCTAGTTCGGGCCAACCAGTTCGCACACGTAGTGCCGATGAAATAGCGGAAGATAACAAGTCACCGTTCGGCAGATATTCAACTAAAAGTGTTAAGTCAGAAGTGCAAGAAGATCGACCAACCACTAGCGGTGTAGAAGATTATGAGAGTCTGGGCAAACGTGCTCCAGCCAAATCCACATGGGATGGCTCTACTGAGATTAAAGAAGACACATACAAAGAAACAGAATCAGATGAGCCGCGTCGCAAGATAACTGACTACAGCACAAACAAAGGCACAACTACCGTAAGCAGAGAGGAAGCGCCTTCTAGGGTTTCCAAAGTTGCAACCACCAAGAAAAAAGCTGCGCCTAAATATGAAGATACTAAAGCAAAGATTGGCAATCAAAGCTTTGCACCTAGCGATGCAGAAAGAAGAAGGCAGCTTGAGGCTTCAGATAAACCGCTAGAGTCAGTTAATCCAGAAATGTATTTTCCACCATTGCGTGGTTTAAGTGCATTAGCTAAAGGATTGGCTAGTAAAAAAGCAATCGAAGAAGTTGGCAAACGAGCTGGATCAGAAATTTCTTCTTTTGCTAAAAAAGCTGGTGATGATCTTTCTACTTTTGTGCGCAGACCAAGAGAAGTAATTCGTCAGGCGGAAAAGGACATTACTCCCCGCGCTCCGCGTCTTGGTAATGAGCCTCCGAAGCTTGGTATGAAAAAAGGCGGTGCCGTTAAGAAGATGGCATCCGGTGGAAAAGTTTCCAGCGCATCTAGCCGTGGTGATGGCATAGCCCAGCGCGGTAAAACGAAAGGCAGGATGTGCTGATGGCTAAGACTAAATACGCAGACGGTGGGATGACGCAGCAGCCTACTTATCCTTTCTATGGCAATCAGCCTCAAGCTGGTGGTCAGAATGGCGGCACGAATCAAACATTTAACATGCAGCCACAGGCTAACGCAGCACCAAACCCACAGCAACAACCTATGCAGACATTTAAGAAGGGTGGAAAAGTTTCCAGTGCTTCTAAACGTGCAGATGGTTGCGCTATAAGGGGTAAGACTCGTGCCTAGCGTGAGTAAAAAGCAGGAAAGGTTTATGCAGGCGGTAGCTCACAACCCTGCGTTTGCTAAAAAGGCCGGTGTGCCGCAGAGTGTGGGTAAAGAGTTTACTAAATCAGGAGGCGGTATGGCTGAGTCAAAGAAAATGGTTAAGAAAGAAGTGTCGTTCATGAAGTCTAAAGGCGCTCCTAAGTCCATGATCAAACATGAGATGAGCGAAGCTGGCATGAAAAAAGGCGGCATGATGAAGAAGATGGCTAAGGGTGGATACGCTGATGGCGGTATGCCTATGGTCATGAAAGACGGTCAAAAGGTTCCAGCGTTTGCTGCTGATGGTAAAGGCAAGATGGCTAAAGGCGGTATGGCTATGAAAAAGATGGCATCCGGTGGCATGACATCAATGGGCAAAGTAAAGACTGCTGCTCCTAGCCGTGATGGTGTTGCTGTTAAAGGTAAAACTGTAGGCAGAAATCTAGGTGACTCAGGTAAAACTGTAGGTATCATGAGTGGCGCTAAAGGTATGAAAAAAGGCGGCATGTCTAAGATGAAAAAAGGCGGTTATTGCTAATGAGACCATCTCGCGGTATGGGCGATATAGCCCCTTCTAAAATGCCCAAGGGCGCTAAGAAAGCCCGCAAAGATGACACTGACTTCACCCAGTATAAGAAGGGTGGAAAAGTAAAGCCTGTGTGGGATAGACCGCGTCCTAAAGAATTGGGTAAACCGTCTGTGCTTAGTGCTGTAAAGAAAGCTGCGGCAAAGGCATTTGCAAAAAAAACTGGAACAAAGTATCCTTCCCTCGTGGCTAATATGCACGGGGCTAAACATGGACGAAAAAGTTAAACAAGCACTTCTTGTAAGAAATTACAAATACGTACCCGAAACAGGGGATGTAATTGGGCCAAGAGGTAAAGTATTGAAGTTGCAAAAACGTGGTAACTATTTATCTTTTGGGTTGCAAATTGGTACGTATCAAAAGCAATCTATTAGGATGGTTCCTGTTCACCAGTTTGCATTTTTTTGTACAGAAGGTGAATGGCCTACTATAAGTATTGATCACATAAATAGAGATCCGCACGATAATAGATGGTGTAATTTACGAAAAGCAACTGGCAGGCAACAGCAGTTAAACAGGAATGCAAAAGGATTTACTGTGCGCACTAAGCGGTATAAAAAACCAAGATATGAAGTCAATTGCGACCATAAATATATTGGTGTTTTTGATACTGAAATAGAGGCTCGGCTTGCTTATAAAAAAGCTTTGGAAGCAGTAAAGGTATAACAATGCCATATACAACAAGCACAACTAGTTTTAATCCAACTCTAAACGATATTATCGAAGAAAGTTTTGAGCGCAATGGATTAGAGCTGCGTACTGGCTACGACTTCCGCACAGCGCGCCGCAGCCTCAATCTGTTACTGACAGAGTGGGCTAATCGCGGCATCAACTTGTGGACTATTGATACTGGCACTATTCCTTTGATACAGGGTCAATATATTTATGACCTTCCTGACGATACTGTCGATCTTATTGAACATGTTATTCGTACCTATCCTGGTTCTCAGGCAAATCAAACGGACATTAATATAAATAGGATAAGTGTATCTACGTATTCAACTATTCCTAATAAACTGACACAGGGTCGTCCGATTCAGGTGTGGGTAAACCGCCGTTCGGGTCAGACTACAGATGTGCCAGGTGCAACAACAAAAGTGCCACAGATATATGTATGGCCTTCGCCAGATCAGGGAACAGCAGAAGCTCCGTTTTACTATTTTGTTTACTATCGCCTACGCCGTATGGTGGATGCTGGTAACGGTGTGAACGTGGAAGAAATTCCATTCCGTTTCCAAGAATGCTTAATTTGTGGCCTAGCATACAGACTGGCTATGAAACTGCCAGGCGGATTAGAGCGCATACAGTTGCTGAAGGCTCAGTACGACGAGGCTTGGGAAATGGCGGCAGGAGAAGATCGCGAGAAAGCGCCAGATCGTTTGGTGCCTCGCATGATTACTTACAGGTGATGTATGCCTAGTAAATATACAGCCGGTAAAAAGGCTATTGCGGAATGTGACCGCTGCGGCTTTAGATACCTGCTGAAAGAATTGAAGAAGCTGACGATCAAGACCAAGAACGTCAACATTAAAGTTTGCAAAACGTGTTGGGAACCGGATCAGCCGCAGTTAAGTTTAGGTCTGTATCCAGTTAATGATCCACAGGCAGTACGTGAACCACGGCCTGATGTTTCTTACTGGCAGTCTGGATACTCAGGCTTACAGACGAACATACAAGCTGGAACTTTGGTATCAGAAGATGGATATCCAAGCGGTGGTAGCCGTATATTCCAGTGGGGCTGGAACCCAGTAGGTGGAGCAAGAGGCATTGATAATGGACTGACCCCGAACAACTTGGTAGCTAGTACGTCAGTTTCAAACGTAACCATAAACTAGGAGTACGAGATGGACACAAAACAAGTTAAGCAGATCGCTAGCAAAGAAGTTAAGTCACACGAAAAGCGTATGCACAAGATGGCAAAAGGTGGCGTAACTACTGAATCCATGGAAAAATACGGTCGTAATATGGCTCGTGCCATGAACCAAAAATCCAACGGAAGAGGTCGATAATGGCTAAGTTCTCGCAGAAGGTTAAGGGTAAGGAAGTAGGTCAGGCTGATGTGTATGCTGCCCCTCACGATATGAAGGGTAAGGCTACTAGCATTCAGGCTGATTCTGCTTACACCACTGGCGCTAAGGTTATGGATGA